AACTAGGATAACCCAGTACGTTTTTCATATTTCTAAATGCACTCCGACTTTGATGCACTGCTTTTGCAGGCTTTCCGTTTTGATGTATATATCCGCCAGACATACCCACCAAAATGCAACCCTTAGTCTCAGACGCCCAATTACCGATATGAAATAATATATCAGTCCTACCCTTTACGTTCTCAACTTTCCAAACGTTCTTATGTTTCGGTGATTCATGCGTAATAACAGAATACACACCCTCTGGTATGCAGCTTATTTTTTTCTGATTACCCAAATTAGGTAACTCTAAAGTATACCAAATTGGATTCTCCTCGCCCAAAATAGATAACGTGCCGATTGTTGCATCATTAAAATATGTTCTTTTAAGTATTAATTCTTTCATTTTTCTAACTTTTTTCTAATGTTTAAGATTTCTTTGTCATTCATATGTACGTTGTATTTTAATACACTCTGGTTTTCTTTTATCTCATGTAGCAGGCGACTGTTACCATTTATTTGTATTTTAACATCTTGGTAAAACCATATCGTTAATGATAAAAACACCACACCGACTGTAAGCAAAATGCCTATCACCGCCTTAATGTACGGAAGGAACGTCTGCAAGCAATCCCTATTGATTTGCTTAACCCGCTTTTCAAATAGCGCATCCTCCTCCTTTTGTGTCATTCTCACCACCATAAGTACGATACCGCTATGTAATCAAATAAAAACCATAAGCTTAACATCAGTATAACAAATGCAACCAAATGTTTAAAGCCCTCTTTTTTTGGAATAGTTTTATAAATATAAAAAGACTGCACCAATATAACTAAATACATTGATATTATATTAACTTGCCATGCCACATCACCCTCTAACCTTTGCGTTAAGATGCAAGGGAATATCAGTAATGATAATGTTATTATTAAACTAGGCATTCTTTGTCCTTGGCTTGCTAAGCTTTGGCGTTGGGATGGTCTTACTTCCCTTATTGATAATGCGTTGTATTTTAACCGATGGTTTAGTTTTTGGTGCTTTAGCCATTATTATACTCCTATTACTTTTGATATATTTGCCGTTGCAACGCCCATTACCTTTGCTATAGCAGCAGGCGCTACTCCGTTTACTGTGTTTGCGTAATTACCGCCAGCACCCGCAGGCGTGACAAATATTGCCCCCGATACAGCGTATAACGCTGCATTAGAACCTGTTGCTCTAAAGTTTAGCAAATCTCCTGAACTAGCAGAATCCGTATTGATAGCGTCTGTGTAAACTGCGTCTGTCGATGCAGCTATGGTTATATTCTGGTTAGCGTCTACCCCCCCGATGCGCAGAGCAACTGCGGTGGGACTTGTTGATCCGTTAAACCTAGATTTAATAGCCATGTTTTTTATATTTATATCAAAAGGAGTCGGCCACTGCACAAGAGACTCGGTTGCTCCCCCAGTTATTTCACCGCACAATGGGAAAAAATTTGCTGAGTTTAATTCATTTAACCCAGTCGAACCTAAGATGAACCCCGTTTCTGCGGGATCGAATTTATGCCCGCTGCCTTTTAATACTATACCCCCAGACCCCGACCCTGTAGTTATTGACGTATTGTAGAAATCACCAAGACCTATGGTGTCTGTGTTGGTAACATCCTCTTTTACTCCTGTTTGTCCAGATGAATAAGCCACCGTCTGATTGCCATTACTTCCGTTTTTTCTGAACCGAAAAGTGGTTGTAGATGTCCTTGCGTTAGATGATACATTTATTTGGAAATTGCTGGAAGTCCCTGCAATAGGTGAAACCGCTGCATAACGTTCATCTGTTGATAGTCCATTAGCTCCCCTCAAGGGTATATACCTTGTGGTACTCGCATTACTCATAATTGTGTTGCTGTCACAGTTTTCGGGGAATGCTGAACCACTTGAAGGCTCAAATTGAACCTCAATAAATTGTGTAACTATAGACCCGCTGCCTGTCGATGTAACTTGCCTTAATGATAGAGTATCTCCGTCTGAAATTGAAACGCTACCAGTTGCCGATTGTGTGCCAGTTGCACCCCCCGCCACCGTCAGTGTCAGCGCAGAAGCCGAACCATTGACCATTAAAGCATAGGTAGTGTTTGTGCCTCTACCGTTCGATTTAACTATTGCCCTGATTAATGTGGCATTTCCTGCAACTCGACATGTATGCGCTGCATCACTTTCTGTTGTCTTTGAAAAAATGGCGTACGAGTTACCTATAGGGCAGTATCTTGTAGCACTGTTTGTGGAAAAACCAAAAGCATTTGCCGAGGATGATATAATCTTTGCCATCGCTATTTCTCCTGCACTTGGTCTGCTTTTCTAACGAGTTCATTCCTTCTTGTTTTATCACGCATTGTAGGAAAATCAGTAAAAACCCTTCCGTTTTTGACTACAAACTCTGGCTGATGTTTAAAGTCCTCACCATTAATTGTGTTGATTTTTTCATCTTCATTAAGATTTTTTAACAATTCCGATTTAAGAACAAAATTGACAAACACACATTTGCCCACCATTTCATCATAGGTAACATCCTCCGAGTTAGGTTTTTGCCGAACCTCTATAGCCTCAAAAGTGTCTAAATCTGAATCATACCTCTCAACAACTGTAACGCCAGGGTATAAAGGGGTTGTCCATAAGTATGTGCTTATCATCCTATGCTATCTCAATATAAGTTACACTGATATGTATGTTTAAATGCTTTGCAAAGTCTGGTGTCCAAGAAATAGGCATATGATAACCTCCTTTTTTTATTTTATTTACGCAACTTCAACCCAAGCGCCGCTTGGTAAAAAGTAAACTACATCCGCTGAAATAGCATACCCTGCAACACGAACTATATCACCTGTTGCTGATGGTGCTGTTTCTGTTAATTCTCCCGCCGTTAAGCCTACATACAATATAGCGCCTACAGTCCAATTATAAGTATCGTCACGAACAAAGCTACCAGATAATGCAACTATCATAGGGTTAGTGTCGCTTGAGGCTTCTACGGATATCCCTAGCATACCTGTTGCCGTTGCCGCTGCATCTGCATCCGTTTTTAGCCATTTACCACCTGACCCTAGATAACATAACTCACCTATGCCAATAGTTGCGCCTGCGTTAATCGTGTTAGTTGTTAATCCTGTTGCTGTGTGGTCTGCATCTGGCGTTGCGTCAATCCGCAATTCTTGAACGTCTGTTATCTTTTGACCATTTGCGTCTAAATCACCACCTAATTGTGGTGATGTATCTGTGACAATATTTGGCGCTATATCAGCCGTTCCGTCAAAACTAACACCGCCAATGTTTCTAGCTGTTGCAAGTGCCGTAGCCGTTCCCGCATTGCCTGATACCGCCGTTTGGTCGCCTGTGTTTGTACCTGATAAATTATTAGCCGCTATATTACCTGAGTCATCAGCCGTTACACCGCTATCTTGTAGCAATTTACCTGTTGTTGTGTCAAATCGTGCTAAGGCGTTATTTGTTGCGCTAGATGGTCCAACTACATCACCACTCCCGCCCCCGCCAAACTCTGAGAAATCCGCATATTTTAAGACGTTACTATCGGACGTATCTTGTATTAAAATCTTGTCATTACTAGCAGGCGTTCCTAAATCCGTTAGCGTTGCACCGTCAAGAGCGTCAGTTACATTAGCTTCGTCTGTGACATCAGCGCTCGTTTCAATTCCCGATAATTTCGTTTCTTCTGCAGACGTATAACTTGCCGTTGTATTATCTAAAACGGTGGCATGCGCCTGTACGTCTGAGCCGATTGCAAGACCTAAAGTAGTCCTTTGAGCTGAGGCGTTTGCATCATCTAGTATAGCCCTGCCTGCTGCTGTGCAAGCTATTTCTTGAACAACGCCACCGCCTGAGCTTGAACGCCCTAGCAGCCTATCTGTAGCAGTGGTATTTTGCATCTTAGCATAAGTAACAGCGTCATCAGCTATTGTTGCCGCATTACCACTGGACGTTACATCGCCTGTTAAATTTGCATTAGTTGTAACTGTGTCCGCATTACCTGTTACATCACCTGTGATATTTCCCGCAAAACCAGTAGCCGTTAGTATCGCTGTCGAACTATTAAATGTTATACCAGAATTAGTCTTAGGCTCTAAATCGCCTGTTGCTGCGGTAAAAAAGGCTGGAAAACAAGTAGTATCACTTGCTTCATCTGCTACGGTTATATCTGTTGGAGTTCCGCCACCGCCGCCCGCTGGTAAATCATCGTAATCTATCTGTCTATTGCCTACGCCCGCTTCAAAAATAATTAACTTATCACCAGAAGCAAAAGCCGTTCTCGCCGTTAGATTCTCGATATCTATTGCGGTTGCTATTTCTGCGCCTGTCTGGTCTGCCGTTGCACTAGCCTCAATACCTGCCAACTTAGAGACTGCCGCATCATCATAAGCGTTGGTATCAGCATTTGCCTCATAAGCCGCCTTAACCTCGCTATTGGTCATATCACCAGTGTTTGTACCTGATAAATTATTAGCCGTAACATTGCCAGAGTCATCTATGGTAGCGCCGCTATCTTGGATAGCCTTACCAGTTGTTCCGTCATAACGTGTGATTGCGTTATTCGTTGCACTAGATGGTCCAACTACATCACCTGAGCCTGCAACCGCCCCCGCTTCCCATTTATTAGTTGCTGAGTTGTATTTTAAAACCTGCCCATTTACCGCATTAAATACGTCTGTATCTTCTAGTTGGTCTAATTCTGTATAAGAGTTACCATGCCATTGTGCGTTTTGACCGTCTTTACCTTTTAAAGATTTAATAAAATCTTCTTCCTCACCTTCATTTCCTTGACTTAACCAAACTTGATAAGCTGATGCACCGTCTAATCCCGCTACTCCTTCGGCTCCATTTAAGCCCTTGTCACCTTTGGCACCAACCTCACCTTTTTCTCCCTTTGCGCCTGTCTCACCTTTTTCTCCCTTTGCGCCTGTCTCACCTGCCTCTCCTTTTTCGCCACGTTCTCCACGTTCTCCACTCGCACCTACTTTGCCCGCTTCACCTTGCAAAGAATCTATCATTTGATTTAACAAGTCTCGAGGTTTTGGCAATATAGCTTTATCACCCTTATCACCCTTCTCGCCTTTTTCCCCTTCAAAACCTAAGTTTATATTGAGTAAGTCGTCAAATTCATCCATTTACTTTACCTTTTTTGGGTGTCTGGTTTTAATTTCATCATCACGCTGCCTTAGCTTCTCAATACCATTATCTATTAGGTATTCTAGCTGTTCTGCTATTGTACCACGTTCTGCGTTGCGTTGCTGAATAATTGCTAACACCTCTCTATTTGGTGCGTCTGCCTGCCAATCCCGCTCTTTTTGTTCTATGTCGTCAAAGATTTTCTTATCTAGTACCTTGTCTAACATAACAGGTAACGCACCATTTTTACCAGCGTGGCAAGGTGTGTCATCTGCAACTTCTACTATATTACCGTCTTTATCTTGTACTGTTTTCATTCTAATCATTATAAAACTCCGATTGTTTTAGTTGGTTTTATATTATCTAATGCCATGCAACTCAATAATTCCAGACAAAATAGAGCCTGTGCTTGCGCTAATCCTGAGCGCATTAACTGCCGAAGCTGTATTAATCTGGGCTATCAATACCCCGCCTTGTGCATTAACTGAATCATTCATATGAATCAAATCACCTCTAACGGCTTTATACAAACTACTACTTGATGGATTCGTTATTATTATATCACCTGATATACCCGACTCATTTGTATTATTACCAACATCCGAGGCAAATAATAAACTACTAGCACCTGAACTTGCGGAAGCTGAATACGTGGTATTTCCCGCTACAAGGTTTTGAGATTGGTATTCGTAAGTCGTGCCAGCTATATAAGAAGAACCACCATCCGTAGAAGCTGTCAGGTTAAAACTAACCGCATTTGTTACTGGTATTACATTTGTAAATCTTAACATATAAGATTTGTACGTAGAATTTATACTGCTCGTGAAATCTATCGAAGCTGAAGAACTAGCAGTTTGCGTTTCTAACAACCTCAATACCCCTTTAATTTCGTTTAGAGCAACTTTTTTAGTAGCATTACTGTCACTAATATCCGTAAATATAAACGTGTCAGCATCAACAGGCGTTCCGCTACTTACCCCGCTAATATCACTAATTGAGCCTGTCACTCCTGTAGCTCCTCGCTCACCAGTTAAATACATAGTCCAATCAGCAAGTGTTCCACTACCACCGATTGTGGCAACTATCACCGTTAAAGTCGTGCCAGAATAACTTGCAATAGTTCCCCACATAAAATTTGCATCTGGGTCTGCATCACTAGCTATTAGTATAAATTGCCCCGCCGATAATGCTAAATCAGCCGCCACTGTAAAAGCTTTACTGCCCGTCTCTATAGCCAAACTTGTTGTTGAAGTAATCGTTAATTGCCCCGCATAAACTCCCGCCTGAGTCTCACTAGTCGCTGCCGCCGCCGCTCTTGCCGCCGCATCCGCTGCCGAACTTGAAGCCGCACCAACTAATAAAGATGGGGCAGATACATATATATTATTTGTTCCACTTGCAGGAGCCGTCGAAAATGTTAACGTAGTGCCAGATATTGTGTAAGCACTTGGATTTACAATCTCGTACCCGACTTCATCCGCGACACTGGCATCAACCCATACATATATAGCCTTCTCATCAGTTCCTAAGTCGTCTGAGGTGGTAAACGCTGTTAATGAGCCGTTCCCGCTAAACGTTTCAAAATACGCATTAGACGCAGATGGCAACGCTGTAAAAGATGTTACATTGTCCGTTGTGCTGATAGTGACATCTAAAGAGTCTTTTACAATAAATTTATATGAACCACTTATCCAAATACTAGCCTTACCCACGCTATCCAAAATAATAGGGTTATCGAGCTGAACGTCGCCTGCGGCTGTTGTGAAAGCTGCTTTATTTGTAGTTGTTCCCGCCTCATAAGTATACACCTTGCCACCAGATAAAGGAGTCACACCATCTGAGCCAAAAAATTGTAATACTGGGCTTGTCATTAATACTGCCATGTAATCCTCTATTGTTATTGTCTTTCGTTTGTGTTACCGTCTGTGTATGGACTTAGAAATATACTATCTTAACCTTCTCAAGGCACTTAACACCATTTCGTGGTTGCTATTTTTTATCCTTCTCACTTTACTTTATCCTTATTTTTTATAGCTATTCTCAAGGCTTGTGCGCTGGTAACGATTTAACCTCTTTTATAATATCCTTGGCTTCTTTTGCTGAAAAACCCATCAACTCCTTTGGGGTCTTGCCATCTTTTATCGCCTGTATTAAAGCTGGTTTTAATTTTGATAAATCAATACGCCTTTCTTTTTTAACTAGCCCACTGCGCTCACCTAGTAACCTGTTTACTTTGCCACCTTTACCCTTTTTAATTGCTTCACTTGCAATTCTGCCACCACCTGACACCGACATCCCTAAAGCCGCCCCTGGTAATCCTCCTGCTACCGCGCCTCCTATTGCGGTCAATTTACTTCCGAATGTTTGAATTATACCTTCTAAGCTTCCAGTTTCTGCGGCTCTTCTTATTGAGGCTTGTTCTTTGCGAGTATATCCACGCTTAAGCTTGTCAGTAGTAGCAATACGCCTAAAGCCTGTTCGTATAGCGGTTGCTGGAACTGCATATAAGTCGGCATCATCTATAATTCTTTGTATATCTTGCATTTTGAGTTGTATTGACCACAATCGAGTGGCTTCCCTGTGAGCCGCTAACCCCTCTCCGCTTCCTGTTACATTTTTAGGATTCTCCACGCTATCCCTTAAAGATGCTTGTAGTTTTGTAAACTTAGCAGAAAGCGGCGGATTGTCGCTAAATGCAGCATGCGCTCTATCGCCTAAATGTCTATCAATATCTTGGAAATCATTTAGCGTTGGATTCTCGCCTAACACCTCATCCAAAGATGTTACAAAGGAGTCAGCCTCATCAGGCTTTATTAACTTTTGTGACAATTTGCCCTTTGGCAGCATATCTTGACCTGTTTTGTATAAATCATCCATTATTGTAGGAGTGAAATTTACGCCTGACTCTTTTCCTTTCGTGAATAAATCCGTTGCTTTTTGCTTTACCGCTTCTGCGTCTGGGTAAACCTTTTTCATATTTACTGCTTTTTCTGCCGCTTTTCCTGCTTTACCAACGCCCGTTGCTACTGGCGGCAACCCGCCAATCATTGCAGCGCCTTCTAGCACGTCCACTACATTAGGAGCTTTCTCTTTTGCGAATTGATACCCCTCGCTTATAGCTTGCCCGCCTGACGTTCCCATAAGATAATCCGCCGCTTGCCCCGCATACTCTTTTAAAGGCTCTTCTATAAAATCTGGTGTTATAGCACTTACCGCCTCACCTCCCATATCATAAACACCACCAGCCACTTCTTTAGCAGCTCGCCAAGGTAGTGTCATAGCTGGCTTTGCACCAGATGCGGTATTTAAAACCTCGTTCATAATATTGCCGCTTCTAGTATCTATGATAGATTGCTCTGGCATCGGTTCTGGCATGTTATTAGCTGTGCTAGAACTCATATTAGGTGCTACTGTAAATCCCGCCGCAGCCTCCATTTGACTCATTACATCAGGAGATAAATTTGAACCTGTGGTAAACCCTGCCGCTGCTTCCATCGCTGCCATTTGCTCAGTGGTTAATGGCATTATTTTATCCCCTTACGGCTTAAAAACTCTGTAATTTGCTCTGCTGAAAAACCTTTCTTTTTGAGGTTAAATCTTATCTCAGCCGCTCCTCCCTTTGGAGGTGTAGCCTCTTGCTCTAACTCAAAAGGAGCTAAAACGCTGCGAGAAATATTATCCTCCATGCTAGCTGGCGAGGGTAAAAACTCGTCCGCCGCACCGTTAAACCGCTTGTAATCCTCTGCATAAGCAGCTCTAACATTTTGTAAACCTCTAATACGCTGTGCTTGGAATTGTTCTATATTTTTAATAAACTGCCCCTCGCTTTGCGAGTTCAGTATATTTTGAGCCGCTGCTTGTAATAAATCTAATTCTTTTTCTGTTATTGCGCCTAAAGCACCACCTGTAACTGAATTATCACGCATTTCTTGAAGCCTATCAAAACCCGCATTAGCTAACAAAGTGCCAACATCTTTTGCAAAGTCCGCTGCTGCTGTTCCTGGTATTGCTCCTGCTAACGCCCCTGTAAATCCAGTTGCAGACCAAATATTTAAAGCTCTATTTTTTAAGTCAGCTATCTTTGGCTGCAAAAACTCTTCTTTTAATTCTTGGGATTGTAAAGCCCTTTGCAACTTAGGTAATGACTGCTTACCTTCTTGTATATACTTGGCTTGCAACTCTCGTGCTTTTGTTTCTACGGCTATATCTGCTAGTCTTTGCGCTTTATCTGCCTCTCTTGGTGGCATCATTTTAGACAAAACATCCTCTTTGCCTTGTGTTTCCGCTCTGGCTTTTAACCCTGCGTTTCTAGCTAATTGCTCTGGGACAGACAGCTGCCGTTCTGGTGCTTTATAGTATTGAGGTATAGATTCTTGGTCACGTGGCGCGCTTTGCATTAAATCCATAGGCTGACCAGTAGGGATAAATTCTGATTGCTCTATAGGCGCGCCTCCTTGTGGCTCTTGAGGTCTGTTTTCTTGCGGCGGTTGAAAACGGTCTACACCAAAAGCCGCCGCCCTGTGAGTCTGGAACAACCTATTTGCACCATCATAGTCACCAGCGTCTAGGCGGCTTTTAAGCTCATTATCAATTATGATTGCTGGCGGCGTTTTATTATCACTACCTGGATTATCACGCTTAAATTGTGCGTTGAACATCTTTTCAGCATGTTCTTCTTTGTTAATAGACATATTTTGAGCTTGCAAGTCTTTACGCATGTTAAACTCCTCCTCATCACGAGAAAAGTCTGATATATTCCTTAAACTGCTAAATCTATTTTGCATATTAAAATCCAAAGCCCCCTAAGATGCCAGATATACCCTGACTGCGTTGATTTTCTTTTTCTAAGACAGCGTCTGCCATTGTATTGCCGATTCCTATAGACGCATTACCATATGCAGTGCCTGCCTGCCTTCCTTGAGCTTGCTGACCAGATAAGATTCTATACGTGTTGTTCTGTTCACCCATATAGCGATTGTATGCGTCGTTATATGTTTGGTCTGCTAAACCTTGTCCAAACTCTGCAGCTTCTTTTAAAGCTTGTCCAGAAAAATAACCACCTCCTCCAGGTCCAGCCGCTTTACGATTTAAAGCCTTCGTTCCTTGCTCTTTTCTAAATTGATAACCAGGGTCTGCCTCAAAGTCTCCCGCTGTAAACTTCCCACCTAATGCCCCACTACCTAATTGATTTTGCAGCATTGTGTTAGCTTGTAAACCTGTATCCATATACGGCTGCTGTTGCGCCTGAGCATCTCTATACCCACTTGTTATATGATTAGCACCCCTATCAACTGCTTTGGGGCTGCGAAACATACCCACTACTGATTTAACTACTTTTGACATTTTTTTACACTCCTATTTGAAATCTTCTGCGTGGTCCAGCTTGTCGCACTTCTTGCTCTTGACCGCCGCCTATATTTTGCATCATACCCTGAGGCGTTGCACCGCCCATTTTGCCACCTGACAACACACCTAATAAGCCTTTGCCTTGTGTCGCACCTTGCATACCACCACCCATTGTAGAACCTGCCATTTGACCTAAGCCACCTGCGCCGCCTAATATATTAGCTAAGCCACCTGCGCCACCTAAGCCGCCTGCTGCGCCACCCGCTCCTAGTGAGCTAATGAGTGGTATTAGAAATTGCATCATAATAAATACTCCATACCGTGTGCCTTGGTTTATACTTCGCTCGTTTTAACAGCGCACCTATTCTTTCATCTTTTAGAATATACGTTGTCTCCATAACTCCAGCCGCTTTTAAAAATTCGTCTGAGTTCCTTACAAGTTCTAGCGTTATCTTTCCTCTGTATTGGGGATGTACCCATATTCCTGTATTTGCTGCCTCAACCACTGTCTTGTGGTTCATATTCACGCCCATGCAAAATACTGAATAAGCTACTAAAACCCCTTTATCTCTTGCGGTTACTGCTTTGCAAGCGCCCATTTCGCTTTGCATAAGATAGTTTTCCCAATCTAAATTAGGTCTACCATAATCGTCTTTTTTATCCACATCGTCATAATGCGTATTTATATTCTGCGCTATTTCTTCTGCCACCTCATGAAAAGGCACGAAATCAAATATCATGTTGCCTCTACCACCCCCATTATATTTATAGGAGATGTAACCGTAGACCATGCAGGAACGTATATTCTATTACTTGAAGCCTCTACCATCCCGATACCACCGCCCAATTTATTTGATACTGTCGCACAAAATCCATTAGCATAAGACGTTACTGGCAGATTACCCACGTAAGTAGTCCCCGCTGTAGCAGATGTATTTGTGGCTGGTGTAACTAATATGTTGAAATATGTTAGGTATTTGGATAATTGATAATAACGACCTGCTATAGTCGCTACCCCACCAACTTCCGTTAAACCGCTAAATGTAGGAGTCCACGCCGTTCCACCGTCACCGTTAAACGTTTGGTTAAAATAGAGAATCCAAGGCATTGAGATTGCCCCATTGTCTTCTATTAATTCTTCACGTATAGGAGGAGCTTCCGTTGTCATAGGAGGTAACTCCCTGACATTGCTACTTTTACTGGGTCTGTGACATACACTCTAAAAGTCATTGTTTCCGCTATACCTAACCGTCTAAATGTAACTTTTGTCTGATACTTGCCTACGGCTCCGATAGAAGCATTATAACTAGTCGACCATTCTTTTGCGCCATCTTTAGAAAGCTGCAATGAGCATACAGGGGCTGAACCTTGACCGTTTTGTAAACCTACGCCAACCTCGAAGCCTATCTCTAAGCTATTGTAACGCATTCGCTTCCCTTCGTCAACTAAATGCGTGTATATCCGTTCACGCCTTAATGGCTGCCCTGCGTCGTCATAGACATCCATTGACATGTTGTAAATTTTACCATTCTCTCTATCGCCTACTATGTGCTTATTAAACGCAAACATGCAGCACGAGGCTCTATGTAGCTCAAACTCACCTTCGTCATTTAGCCACGCTCGCTCATGCCACATTTTAGTGGTAAAATCATAAACTAACGAAGTAGCTAACCCGCCACCAGTTAAAATATAAAAGGTATGCCCTTGTTGTTGATATGCAAATGCTACAATTTCACTACGCTTTGTTGCCTTTTGTAGCAATAGCTCTATAGGTTCTGTGGATATCTTTTGCGGTCTAATACCTGTTGCCATATATACGCCGCCTGTGCCAAACCTATCCTCTCCCAACCAAACTAAAGCCTCTTTTACTGCCACTGCTGAATGTGGCGCAGATATTCCTAATTCTAAATTTGCACCCGATATTCTTTGAAATGGAAATGCTGCCGCCCCTGTATTAGTCCATATTTCCGTTGTACTTGTGCCTAATAACCATAATTGTCCAACAGCCGCAACAACTCTTGATAAGCCGTCTGGGCTTGATTCTGCTGTTGCAAAGTCTAATGCCGCCCATAACAATCCGTTATATTGAGTCGAAATATAAAGCTCACCAGTATCAACCTTATTTACAATAAAATAGCTGTCTAAAAAGACTATAGTTGCCGCTGTGCCGTAGCCAGGGGAGCTAGGAGATGCAAAGGCGTTAGATGCGTATGTTAATATATAAACTGTCGTGCCATCGCAAATAGCTAATTGCAAACCGTTCTCGGCTATAGTTATATTGCCCGAGCTTTGATTTAAAGCGCCTCTTGAGGTCGCAGCGCCCACGCTATCTATTTCGTATAATGTAGAGCCTGATACAATAAAAGCCCTGCCATTTTGCGCTGAGAAACAACCCCTTATTCCACCAACGCCAACCGTAGATATAGTTTCTATTCCAGGCGTACCATATAGCGCTGCAACTTCTTTGCCTCGCTTGTCTAATACAGGAAATAAGTTTACAGTTCTTTCCGCGTTAAAAGGTAAGCTCCAAGCTTGTGCCGTCGGTCCGACTAATCCTATCTTCACTGATAACCCCTATTTATATTAAAGTTACCTATAGCGCCAGGCTGTGCGTCCATATTCCTAGCTCGCATAATTGGCTTTGATATATTCCCCTTGGAGTCTTTAGCTATTTGAAGCAATAAAGGGTTAGGTTGCTGTCCATACTCAACAGACAATTCCACAGCCAATGTATCTGTTATAGCTTTGCGCCATCCTGGTGGGAGTGATACAGTTTGATTTAGTGTAAACTCTGCTAATTCTTTCTCGGATGTTAAGAATAGCGTATATCCACCAGGCGCAATTGGGTAAAAATTTAATGTTGCTAGTGGGTAGGCGTTTGTAAAATTTAGGTAATCAGGAGTTGAGCCTGTGTTTTTACTCACAATTCCTTGAAATACCTTATCTGATACTAATTTCATAAGGTAATCAGTCGTACCTAAGCGTGTATGTGCCTCTATAATCTTTATAGGACGTATGGTGTTAAAATCGCCTCCCTCGCCTATAGTATAACTTGCCTTGCCCGCAGTTAATGCGAATGATTCCGTCACTCTTTCGTAAACTGTCAAAGAGTCATTAGACCACGATGCCAATATATCGTTTAACGTATCTAATGCATCAGAAGCCTCATCAGCAGCGGGAACTTCTGCTTTTGTTAGAATCCACGCCTTCTGCATAGCTTTTTTTATCATAGTTAAAGCTGTAGCCATTTTACTCTCCTACTCGCTAAGAGTTTTTGCTTTAGGCTTACTCGCCTCTTTTACTTCTTTTTGCTCAGTCCAGCCATCAGCCAAACATTGCTTTATTAAATCTTTATTTGTTAAGGTTTTGACACCGCCGTTTTTTGTTAAAGTCATATATATCTCCTAATAGTAAGGGGAGGCTTTCACCCCCCCTAATTAATTATGATGTTACTTTACAAGCCCACTCTGGACGTACTGCAACCAAACCACCTAAGAAGTCTAATCTAGTAACCATTGAGCGCTTATTTACGTCAAAGTCACGTATGACTGAAACTGTAATACCTTGGTAACTGTCTTGCGCTGCAAATTCTGCCTTCGTAGGCATAACTAGAGGCACAGACACCATGCGGAACGCTTCCTTGTGATAAGCCATATTATCAGTATAAGTTGTAGACACTGCGCCTATAGGTACACAAGCACCGCCATCAGCAGGAAAAGCATCAACATTCTGTAGACCGCCAGATGCGGACGTGTAAATTGCTGGGCTTATTGATACTGTCGCCACACCTGAGCCATTAGCCGTAGCCGTAGCTGTAGCTGTAAACTGCTGCAAGAAAGGATAAGCTGCTTTAGTAATTGGGTTAACCGCATACACATCTGCAACTGTAAAAGTAGTTCCTGCGGTTACTGTACCAGTTGTGTTAGTCAATCCCTCAACAACCAAAGTACTTTGACCTTCCACTGATACAGTTGTGCTAACTTCAAAAGTAACATCTGTACCATTAGTGTGTTGGTTAAGTAATTCGTTTTCCATCCACTTAAAGCCATCAGCTATGCCGATAAAGCCTTTTTTGTACTGCTTACTAATCTCATCAGAAGATTGGAATAATCCTTTGCGGGCGTTAGTAGCTTTACGGCTTGCTGTAGAATCAGACAAGAAGTACCTGTTGTCATCTTTAGGACATAGATACTTGTTCATTTTTTCTTTAGCAGAAAGAATAGTGTCCGTATCAAAAACGTTTGTTCCAGCCGCACCAACTGAGTTAGCTGTTGCAACAGAAGCTAAAGTCAAAAAGCGACTTTCTACGTTTTGTGCTATAGACTGAATAGCAGGCTTAACAACACGTTTAATAATTTCCTTCACTTGAATTTCAGTAGCTGTTTCTAAAGAATCAATCTCTATACCAACTGTAGAAATAACGTCTAAAACTAAAGGCACTTTCTCTTCCGTAACATCTTGTTTAGAAGAAGTTATGTCAAAAGTAGTTTGTGGAATGAATCTAGGCGGCTTGTTAATTTGGATAGTATTACCAGCAGAATAGCCATTCTTGCCTTTATATTCACTTGCAGGAACTTTATCAATAGTTTTGCAAAATTGTAGTTCATCGGACAATATACGAGCCGCAGCTTTCGCTATAACTCCTGGTGCGTCCTTCATTTGGTTAAAAGTATTAGCCATTTTAAATAGTCTCCATTAAATTAAGAATCTAGCCACTTCATGACATCGTTAGACGATGGGTTATCATTAATTGACTTTGTTGTTTTACCTGTTCCACGCACTGGTGCGATAGGAGCAGGCGCTTTCGTTATCTCTTTTTTCTGCGCCATTGCAGCGCCCCTCATCTCAGCCTTGCCAATTTCCATCGCCGCTCTCGCAGGAGTCATATTCGCTAAACCTTCTAAACCACCTTCCTTTGCTAATGCTAAAAATGCATAAGCTGGCTCTTCAGCCTCTAAGAAAGCTCGTTCTAAATGTTGAGGCAAGCTTTGAAGTACATCCGCATGTTCAGAAACCAATTGTTGATACTCAGGAATTGCCGCTATAGCTGCTTGCGCTTTCTCTATGGCGTATGTCTCCCTTTCTGCAACGTAAGCCTGCTCTGTCTCAGCAACTTTGGCTTCTTGTGCTTCTTGTGCTTTTGCAGACGCTTCTTTTTCAAACTTTTGCTTGTGAACAGCCTCTAAATAACTACCGTAATTGTCATAATCGTCCTCATTTGGAACATTATCAACTTTGGCTTTGTTGGCTTGCTCTCTAAAAGCTTGAAGTTCGCTATGTGCTGCAGCGTTATCGGCTTGCAGTTTGCTAATTTTCTTATCACGCCTAGCAAGCGCGTTTACTGCCTTCTTAGGAAATACAATATCATCGGTTGCCGCAGCTTCCTCCGCAATCTCCTTAGTGGCTTCTTCTTCTGTTTCCTCTGTCGTTTCCTCGGTTACTTCCTCAGTTACTTCTTCGGGGTTATCGTTAATCGGCTCTTCGATAGCAAAAGTTTCTGCTTCGCTCATTACCTGGTCAATGATATCGTCACTCATAATAGTACCCATTTAAATTAAAGTTGGCAAATGCCTAACTACCAGAAGGGATTTCTGATTCTGCTTGCGAGTTTTTCAACCGCATATTATCTTGACGCTCTTGTGCCTTTTGCGCTATCTCTTCACGCTTTAAAGCTATCGCCTCCGTCTTAAGCTGATATTCCATAATCAACTTTTCTCGGTTGGTCTGGGCGTTCATCAACTCAATATTTATCTTCTTATCGTTATCGTCGGATTTGTTTTGCTCTGCCTCTGCTTTTAACAACAACTCAGCCTCTTTATCATCTAACTGCTGCTGCAATTCTTCCATGGCAGCCTGCATTTGCTCCATTTGCTGCAATCCTTCTTGTATTACAACACCCATTTGCTCTTTTTCTGGGTCCACTTGAGCCTCTTCTTCTTCCTCTAAGAACTTAGGGTCTATGATTTTCTCCATACGTTTAGCCATGCCTTGTGCGCCTGCAAAATCCATATTCTTAAATAACAAATCGCCCATTACTTCCATAAGTTGCGGCTGCTTTTCTACTATAGATGTGAAGAATTGAGCTGCCTCTTGACGTTTTGTCGTAAATGATGCACCTGTAACAACTTTCGTATCATACTTGCCTTTTCTTAAATCAAACGTCTCTTCTTGGTCTTTTACCATTTTGCCATTGATACCAACCTCTTTTGCCTCATCCTCCTCACCTATGATACGCAAAACTCTTGCTGTGTCATAAACTTCTGGGATAGCGCAAACTAAAATCTTGCCAACGTGAGTTATAGATTTATTTAGATTATCACCGAAATGGAACGTAGCTACCTCACCCTCTTGCTTCCGCTCATTGATTGCAACGCCCGATGTTTCATTAGACCTAGCGCCTATAGATGCGCCATACATCCCCATGGAAGCTTTAATGTCATCAACTGTTGCCCTTGCTGCGTTTACAATGCCTGTTGGGATAGTAGGAGGGGAAAGCCTTTCTGGTTTAGCTACTGCATTACCGTCTACATCTACTGGGTCATATCGAAGCACCATAGCTTTATCGGGGCTTTTCCAGTCGTCTTCGTAATTCTCAACTGTGCCACCAGCTGCTAAAATAGGGGCTTGTGGCTGCTTCATTAAAAGTTCTGTTTCTAAGGACTTCCAAAAGTTGAACATTCTTTGTGCGTCTTTAGACTTGCGAATCAAGCTATAGATTTCACGCTTTCCGTCAACCCACGCCTCCTCACCATAAACGGGTATTAATGGAATATACTTACCAGGGAATCTTGTTTGCTCTAAAATCTCATTACCAGACAAAACGTATTTCATTACCTTTTTCTTCTTCATGGTCCGTCTAGCGCTGTATTCTACGCCCTCTTGATATTCCTGCATTTCGCCATCTTCTGACATGCCAACATCTTTGGACTCTTCTTCTATTTCGTAATAGGTAGCTATATTTACAAACTCTTCGTCTTTTAAATCTTTATCCTTGTTCTCATCTTCGTCAGCAAAACTTACTGGGTCTGCTTTTGGATATTTCTTTTTGAAAGCCGATACTTGTAAAGACTCTATTTCGATTGCTCTAGTTGCATCGCTTCCATCCACTTCTATAGAACCACTATCTATCCATATATTTAAAGGATTAACAACTCTTGTGATTTTTAACTCTTGCTCAAAACTGCTATCATCTACATAATCATTTTCAACACGAATAAAGCCAAGTGAGCTTTTTACAGAATTATTAGAAGCTGTATCATAAGCCTCATCAGCATTCGACACGTATTCGATATTTCTTATCAAACCCTTCATAACGTCCGCTGTCTCAACAGAAGAATCAGAACCGTTAGGTATTATTTTAATTGTAGGTGTATTCATGCGAATGTCATTAGACACTTGATGCACAAACTGCCCTAACTGGTCAATTGTTAGTGCTGGTCTGCCAGCTTCCGAACGTGCCGTTAATGCCGAGCTATCCCACTGTGCGTTCTTATCATCGGACAAGAAAAACATATCATCACGAGCCTTAGTATATATTTCAGACCAGAATTGCTTATCCTGTTTGTAGCCGTCTTCGGCTCTTTGTATGATTTTTGCGTTATTCTCAGGACTTGACACCATTACCTCTAAAAATAATAGCTGCCTATTAAGACGCTTATTTGACATGACCTTAAGTCTATGTTTCGCTAAGTATATATATAACTGGCGATTGTGTCAAGGTTTTGTGCTATTGACCCATCCAACCACCGCTAACGGTTTGCATCTTCATAGGTGGCTTCTTCTTGGCTACATCGAGCTTCCCTGTCTTTAATGCAACTGCTGCTGTCCTAAATGCGTCTGAGCCATGACTTGCCTCATCGTGCAATGGCTCTTGTGAGTACATTGATACAGTTTTATCCCATTTTTTCCTGTAGTTATCTAAGTGAACAATACCAGCGCTACAAGCATTTTCGTCAAAATAACAAAGTGGCAAAGTAGTTATGCAATGGTTCTTTATGTCCTGCGCTACACTCTTTGTGACTGGTATGATTTCAATAGGTCTAATGCCCTGTTGCGTTGCCATCTGCTTATCTGTCACCACCTCCGCACCTCTGACACGCTTATTACCGTCGTGGGGAAATAAATGCTTCTCATACAAATGGTCTTTTTCTTTAAGCATTTTTGCGTAATACTCCCAACCTTCGTTAGAGCTTTCGTGATAGTCGATAAAATACAACTCTCCATCTATGTATTGAAAAAACCACACCGTCATTAAATCGTTTAAACCTAAATCCCACGCCGTATAGACAGGGTAACTTGGGTTTTTTGGAGTTCTGCGAATCCTTCCCTTTTCTCGCAGTTTCTTCATGCATTGTGTATAATAAGCCCCCTCTAACGAGCCTTCAAAAGCCTCCCCTGGGCTAGAAGGGAACTCTCTTTTCATGTCACTACCCATCACTTCAAACTTAGCTGCGTACCAAGCTTTTTGTTGTGCATCAACAGGTAGTGCGTCAAGATAAGCTTGTTGCGATTGGGGGATTACTGTTAGCATTGTATGGTTTTGACTTAATCTATACTCTGGATTATCAAACCACGCGTAGAAGTGAAACTTTGGCTGCATTGGCGTTAACTTTCTATTCTGGTCCTTTAACTTCCTAGCTTGTTCACACATTTTAAAAAACTCTCCTGACTTTCCCTCTGCCGTTGACTCTATAAAGATTTGCTGTCCTGCGTCTACTGTGTTAAGCGCTCCTGTCTTTATCTCTTTTGCTTTTTCTGGGGATTTAGCCGATACCTTTCCAAACTCTGAAACTAACAGCTTTTGATATGTTCCCGAACGCAAAGACGTACCTACGTTAATTGAACTGTCGTTACTAAAAGTTAATGTTCTAGCACTATCTTGCTTGGCTTTCCTTAAATCCCTTAACCATTCTGGCAAATTATCATAGGCATATTTAATTTTATTCTTAAATAAGTCTTGTGCGTCTGGGATTGTTTGTGCAATAACTCCTGCTGAATGATTACTATTAAATAAGCAAGAATCTAAAAAATACATCATTACAAAAGTTGTAAAACCCAACTGCCTAGCTTTCAATATTACGTTATAATACCAAATATTTGAGTAAAGCTCGCATTGTCCCCAATTTAACCTTAATAAAACCTTCTTTGCTTGCTTATCTTTTATGTAATAAAGATTATTAAGCCGCCAAGTTCTATCGCCTAATTTATGTTTTATCCTTTCGTAGTCATTTAGCATCTATGCTCTCTGCAAACTGTGTTGTTACTTTCCTAATGTTACACTTTTTAAGTCTTTATGCGGTTTTTTGAGTTACCCACCCGTGGCAAATCGCATATATTAGATGATTTACTGGCTATTTACTCCCCCTTTGTAACATCGTTCTTAATGTTATCTTCTCGTGGAAGGTTTGCAGACCGACCATCTATATCAAGCAATATGCCAGCAAGCGTATCATCAACAGAATGTTCTATTGTATTATCAGACCTAGCCAATTTTGGTAAATGATACTCCATAACCTTAGTTATAGCGTCAAATGCATCCTTGGGAGAATTGGCTTCTATCTCGTCTAAGAGCCGTTCTAGCCTATGTGTATTATTATTTACAAACGCTGCTATTGCCTCTCTAGCGTTAGCCGTAGCCTTGTTAGAAGTGCCTTTCTTTTTGCCTCCTGTTTTCTTACGCCCGCTTTCAAAAGTCATATTCTAACCTATTCTATATTAGAAGTGATACGTTGTGCTAATATAACACATAAACCCTTGTGTTACAAGTAATACTCTATTGCGTTAAAAGTTACAGCTTGTCAATGTCTTATAGGATTGTTAATAGTATGGTAGTCCATAGTAGTAAGTTGCTTAGCATAAATAAAGATTCTTGCTTATCTTGCTTACTCATTCTAACCTCTTATTGCTTTAATGGCTGCTTTTCTAGCTTTTTATAAAATATAATATTGCAGTTCTTATATCCTTGCCCTTTCTCCAGTTGCTCCGCCCAACTTTTTATTACTTCGTAAGTTAAAACGCCTTGTACGTTGTGTACCGCCGCTGACCCCGTTACAATGGCATTGGGGGCAGTGTATTGATAAGTAATATAAAAACTGCGCTCCTTCGCCTCTTCAGACTCTAATCTCGCCTCATAAGCCTCTAGGGCGGTTAAAGCGGTTTTTGCATCCCTACCCGCAACACAAACCCATTGGCACAACGACGCGTTGGTGTGATTATCTATACCATCACGCAGCTTACTGACGTTTTCCAAAGCCTGTTTAACTTGTTCTAGTTCTTTATTCATTATTCTTGCTCCTTTGGTGTTAATTGATTTAACGCCTCTACTACCCTTTTTTATATTTTACACTCAATTGCAAGTAATTCATCTAGTTGGTTTTGCACCCCTAACGCTTCTTTGTGCGCCTTTGCTAAAATCTCTTTCTTTTTCCGCCTTAAACTTTCAGCATAAGTTTTTACACAATCGTCATAAGTCACATCTGGTAACTCTAATTCTATCACAAGTTTTGCTAGATTTATGTGTGGGTTGTCATCCTCGCCGTCTAAATAAATACTACTATCATAATGAATAAACCTCTCCTCTCTTAGTGAATAATTAACATACATCGGCAGCGATATTCTTTTGACGGTGTTTATTTCTTTTACTGGCGTTTTATTTAAATTGCTTCTATATGCGAGTGATGTTTCGTGCTCCCACATACGATCGGGAAGTTCTTCTTCTGTTGCAAATCTCACCGATACTTTATTTTTTATTTTAGACATTTCTACCACCCCAACTGTTAAATACTCGTTTTTTAATCATTAATTTTGTGAAGTCGCTTCTTATACTCTCCAGACCGAATTCTTTTTCTTCTATTTTTTAAATCTTTTCTGTCATTATTCTTTCTCCTTTGGTAGTTTATTCTTGCTTGGTTAGATTCGTTTAAATTCAAGAACCTCAACGCCCGTTTTACCCATATCTTCGATCTGATTAACTAAATCACGTATTATCGTCGTTGGTCTATTCCAGAAGTGCGAACCAACTACACGCCAATGCACACTATCATCCGTTTTAAATCTAGCAAAATAATATCTATTGAAAATTCTCATAATCCTTTAACCTCTTTTAATCGCAGGGCAGTGCTGTTGCTGACACCACCCTGCAAACTGTTTACCTAGACTTCCAACCCTTCCTCTAGGAAGTCTATAGCGTATTGTATCCATTGTTCATCCTCGGCTGAATAACATTCTACATTACTCAAATAACTTGCTACCTCTTG